CAATTGGAGACGGTTCAATGTCAAGTGGTAATTTAAGTGGTTTACAAAATACATGTGTTGGTTATACATCGGGAAATTCTTTAACAACGGGAGGAGGTAATCTTTTTATTGGAAATGGTGCGGGTAGTTCAGTTACTACGGTGTCAAATAATGTTATTTTAGGATCAAATAATGGTAGTACTATAACAGATAACAACAACATTATCATTTCAGATGGTGGTGGTAATAATAGAATACAAGTTGATAGTGGGGGTAATGTGGGTATTGGAGTTACACCAACAGATGCTCATCAAATAAGTAGAACATCGGGAACAACTCAAGACGCAAAAAACATTCAATTAAGAATAGGTTCATCAACTACATCATTATCACCATATATTAGATTTCAAGGGCAAACATCAAGTTCTGTAAATCGTTTTGCGGACATTCAATTAGATACAGTTAATGATCTATTATCATTTTTTCCTCCATCTCAATATGCAAATGTTTCTTCTGCACTTAACATCTCAACGGGGGGCAACGTGGGTATTGGAACTACTTTGCCCGAACAAAAACTTCACGTAGAAGGAACAATTCAACTTGGAAATACAGAACAGTTAGGTTGGGCTTATGACAACGGTTCTTACTATAATTATATAACTAATAGTTATAATTCAACTGATGGATTAACATATCGTAGCGGTTCTTGGACTAGTACTTCCTCAACAATTTGTCACTCATTTGAAACTTATGTAGGTGATTGGCAAAAAAGACTAGTAATTAGACAAGATGGCAACGTGGGTATTGGAACTACTTCGCCCGTAAGTTTTAATAGTCAAACATCACTTACCATACAAGGCACAAGTATTAGTCGTTTAGATTTAAAAGGTGCAAGTGGTGCGGGGGGTGGAGTTATTTTTGGTTTTGCTAGTGGATTTACGGTTCAAGGAAATTATGGCGTTCCTTTAACCCTTGATGCGGGTACGGGAGCAAATATGCTTTTTAATATAGGTGGTTCAAATAAACTCACCATCTCTTCGGGGGGTAATGTGGGTATTGGGGTGAATCCCGATACAAATAGTAGATTAACAATAAAAGGTTCGGGAGATAGTAGTACAAGCAATTCTATTGCCGTTTACAACTCTACAAATGCCTCTATTTTTACGGTAAGAGATGATGGTGTTGCTACTTTTAGTGGTAAATTATCCGTCAGTAAATCAAGTACTGATTTTATTGCTGAATTTCAAAACACAAACGGAACTAATCCGTATGGAGTACGAGTAAAAGATGCATCAACTCCCGCAAACAATTACCCATTATTTAGTGTATCAAATAGCGGTGGCACGGTGGAATACTTTCGGGTAAATAGTGGGACGGGTAATGTGGGAATTGGACATAGCGGTTATAGTGCTTATAGATTATCAACTAGGGGTGCTACATCTGATGCTACTAATTTTGCTTTTATAGCAGAAAATTTGGGAACTTATGGATTAATTACCGTAAGAAATGATGGGCATATAACAATGAATGCCCTTACTAACGGGCCATATTCAAATGGAGTATCGGGAAGAGATTTAATAATTAATAGTTCGGGGCAATTGGGTACATCTGTATCAATTAGAAAAGCAAAAATTAACATTGAAAACGAAATCGATGTTAGTTGGTTATATAATTTAAACCCCGTAAAATTTAATTACAGAAAAAAAGATAAAAAATTTAATTATTTAAACGAAGCAGAGGAAGAGCAAAGGCACGGATTGATTGCTGAAGAAGTTGAAGAAATAAATACTGATTTTTGTTGGTATAATGTAAATGAGGAAGGCGATAAAACTTTAGCGGGAGTTGATTATAAAATGTTAATTACTCCAATGCTTAAAGCAATCCAAGAACAACAAACCATTATAGAAGATTTAAAAGCAAGAATTGAAACACTAGAAGGGTAAGGGTTACCCACATTATTAAAACAAGAGTAAATTATGAAACAAATAGAACCAATTTCAATATGGCAGAATGGAACAACCAAAACTGCCACTCAGTTACAAGTACAAGGTACTAGTGTAACTTTAGGACAAAATGCATCTTTTTATTGGCAATTGCTGACAGAAGAAGGACATCAAGTATCAAGTGGTAACCTCGGAATTAGCGGTGAGCAATATACTGCTTGGGGTGCTGATGATGATTACGTTTATACAATTATAGCAGAGGATTTAAGCCTTGTTATTGTAGAACCATCTGAGGAGGCATCAGCATGAATTTAGAATTAAAGAGATTTAGTTCACAAAATGATTCTACTTTAGGATTACTTTTTGTTGATGGTGAATTTGAATGCTTTGTGTTAGAGGATGAATACAGAGATGTAAAAGTTAAAGGTGAAACAAGAATACCTTGTGGCTCTTATGACATCAAAAAACGAGAAGTACTAAGTGGATTAACCAAAAAGTATAGGGCAAAATTTGATTGGTTTGATTACCATTTTGAAATACAAGACGTAAAAAACTTTAACTATGTATATTTGCATATTGGAAATGACACGTCAAATAGCGATGGTTGTCTTCTCCTAAACGATGGAATAAAATCTAATGCTCATGGATTAAGCCAAAAGAATAACGGCTCAAGCAGTACATCAGCATTTAAGAGATTATACCAAAAGATGAGTAAAAATGAATGTATAACAATTAATATAACAGACAATGTTTGAAAACAAAACAATCACATTTAAGGAGGCAGAGGATTATCACAAAGGTTTAATTATGTTAACCAATGCGGTAGAAGCCTCAGAAAAAGGAGTAGGTTTAGATTTAACCTATAAACTAATACAAGGATTAAAAAAGATTGAGGAGCAAGTTGAATCAATCAATAAGGCTAGGACTAAATTATACGAGGTTTACGGCACTTTAGATGACAAAGGTGTACTTACACCACATGAAGGAAAAGAAGACATTCTAGAGCCTCTAAATAAGGATATGGAAGAGTTCTTAGCCAAAGAAGATGAGTTTAGTTTAATTAAGGATAAAATTAAAGTTGAGGATATAAAACATCTCATATTAAAGCCAAGTTTCTTGATTTTATGGGATAAATATCTTGAGGGATTAGAAGAATATGAATGATACTAGTAAGAATGTAAGAGCGTATATATATGGGTTACTAGATGGAAATGTAACACATGATGCTAGTGCCGTTCCGGTAGTGGCTAAACCAACCGATCTTACTGATTATCCTTACATAGTAGTTCAATCATCTAATTTTGCTGATGATAGTTTAAAAGATAGGTTTTATGGTGTGCATGAAGTAGAGATACAAGTTCACACCAAATTTCCACTAAACTTCGGAGGACAAGATGATTGTGATGACATATCAAATTCAATATTACAATTAATAAGAACTCGTAATGCTACTTCTGATTTTGGTAGTGATACAATGTTTGTATTTAAACAAACTACACAAAGGTATTTAAATGATGATGATGGGCAATTTGATTATTACACCAAATCATTATTCTTTGATGCAGATGTTATAAGCAATAGTTAATGAATGGAAGTAGCTTACTCTTATATATTGATAACGATAAACTTTTATATTCAAAATCTCACAGTTTTTCGTTTAGTGGAGACACGATTGACATCTCTACCAAGTTATCAGATATATCTGCAATTGAGGAAAGCTACTATTGGGAATCTGCAAACTTCAATTGGGAACAACTTGATGAAACTTGGGAAGGTATAGCTAGAAGCCAATCAGTTACCGGTTGGAGTGAAAGTATGCCTAGTTTTCGTTCAGCAAACTTTTCTTCTGAAGGATTATATGTAGTAGATGGGATAACCCAAACATGGGACACAACAGATTATTATTGGGAGTTGTTTAATGTAGATTGGGAAGATGGTGCAATTGAACCAAATCCAACAACTACTTTAGATAATTTAGTTATTACCGGTGAAGAAGTTAAATTTGAAATATTAGATAGTAATTTAAATTCTGTATTTGTTGGTAGATGCTATGTAGCTAATTATGAATTGGTGGCTGATAATGAGGGAGCAATGTTTTATAACGCTGATTTTAGCGTAACAAGTGGGGTAGCATAATTATATATATTTTTTTATTTATCTTTGAGTTAAAATTAACAATATGGCTGCAATTAACGGAACTTCATTAACTTTATATATCCCTCAGATAGATGCATCAGCAAATCCAACATCAGCTTGGATACCTATAGGATTAGCTAAATCAGCTAGTTTATCTATTTCTGCTGATACTCCGGATATATCTACCAAAGATAGTAGTGCTTGGACAGAAGTAATGTCGGGTATGAAAAGTTTTAGTATAGATTTTGAGGCTTTAATGGATTTAACTACAGATACGGATGCATCTGCAAACAATTTTAAGCCATTATACGATTACTTTACTAATAGATCAACAATCAAAGTAGCTTTTGGTAAAGATGCAACTTATTGGTATGGAGACTGTATAATTTCTTCTTTAGAATCAAGTGCAGAAGCTGAACAACCGGTAAGTTATAGTGGTTCTTTAACGGGAACGGGTGCATTAACTTATGGAACTGCAAGTCCAATTGCATATCCAAGTTAAATAAAACTTAAATAAAACTTAAATTTCATGGCAAAAAACAAACACAGAGGTACTTGTATCATAGATATAGGTGGTAAAAAAAGAGGATTAGTATTTAATATGAATACCTATGCAATATTTTGTGAAGGTATGGATATTGAACTAGCTGAAATGGATGAGGCATTTGGTGGCAGAAAACAAGCCAAAGCAATATGTTGGTTAATGTATTCCGGATGTGTAGCTTATGATGAGAAAAACTCATCTAATATAGATTATGACATACATGATTTTTACGATTGGGTTATGGACATATCTAGTGAGGATACAGAAAAGGTAATGCAAACAATGGTTGGCTCTAAAACTTTAGATAATGATTCTAATAATGGTATGGCAAGAAATGTTGTTGAATCAACAAAGGATGATGTAAAAAAAAATTAACTACATTCGATGACATATTAGATCAAGGAATAGGAACGTTGGGTTTATCACCCGACGTTTTTTGGTTATTGACATGGGCAGATTTTATTAGGCTACTAGAGGCACACATACACAACCACAATCAACATTGGGATAGGACAAGATATCAATCTACAATGATAGCTAATTGTGCTATGGGTAGGAAGAAAACAATCGCTCCAAAAGATTTGTTTAGGCTACCGCATGATTATGATGGTAAGAAAAAAACACCATTACCTACAAAAGAAGAAGTTAATAAGATTAAGAATAGAGCAATAAAATTACCTATTTAATATTAATTAAATTTGCTACATGGCTGAAGAAAAATTAACGCTGAAAACGTTCCTACAATCATCTCAATTTATAAAAGGGGCGAAAAAAGTAAAAAATGCATTAGGAAGTATAGGTAAAGCAGCATCTACACTTGGGGCAACTATGACGGGCGCAATGGCGTTAAGAGGTGTTAAGGCAATGACTGATTTAGCGGGTGAAGCTGAAAAAACTGATTTAAGATTTAAACGAGTTTTTGGATCAATGTCTTCTGAGGTTACCATGTTTTCTTCATCATTATCTACTGATTTAGGAAGAGTTAAGTCTGATATAGAATCAGGAATGGTTTCATTTCAAGCATTCTTTCAAGGATTAGGTTTTGGAGGACAGGAAGCTATTAAAATGTCTTCAAGTATGCAAGCATTGTCTCTTGATTTGGCCTCATTCTTTCAGTTACAGGATGGTAACGCACAAAAAAGATTTCTAGCAGCGTTAGCGGGTTCTCCGGAAGTTCTTGATCAGTTTGGTATAAACTTAAAGGAAGCAAGATTAGAGCAAGAGTTGCTCAATATGGGTATTACAACAACCGTTCAAAAAACGGATGAGATGACAAAGACACACGCTAGATTGTCTGTTATAATGAAGGCAATGACTGCTAATGGTATTGTTGGTGATGCTAGGAGAACAATGTTTACTTATGCTAATACATTAACAAGGGCAGAAGGCTCATTGAAGGAATTAGCTATATCAATAGGTGATAAATTCATTCCTTTTGCTAAAGAAATGCTTGAGGTAGTTATTAGTGTCTCCAATGGTATTGATAAGTTATTTGGTGGTGGAACTAAATTATCAAAACTTAATGAAGAACAACAAAAACAATTCCAATTACTAAGCGCTGCATTAATAGATTCAGAAAAAGGAGCCTCTGATTATGAATTAATATTGAATAAGTTAGTTTTAATGTATCCAAAATTTTTGAAAGGATTGGACAGGGCAACTGTAAGTACGGAGGAATTAGAAAAAAGGGTTTCAGAAATTAATGGTGCATTTGAAACTCAACAAAAAATAGTTGATAACGGAATTAAGATACAGGAGTTAAAGGTAGATTTAACAAAAAAAGAAAACAGAGTCTTAGCGCTTAAACAAGAGATTCAGAAGAACATAGCTAATGGGGAAAAGAGGAATCGTGATGGTGAAGTTGAAAGAAACGAAATACTTAAAGAACAATTAACCGGTTCTATTCGTGGGACAAATGCTACTCTAGATTTAGCAGCAGCAACAAAAGAATATAGTGATGCCGTTGCGGAAAATGTAAGATTATTAGCATTAAGGGATGTTGTTTTTGAGGATACTTTTGGCGGGAAAAAGAAAAAAGAAGAAAAACCTCCAAGAAGCGTTCCATTAGCCCCTAGTTTTGGTAAATTAGGTAGTAGTATGCAAATGATTGATTCTATGGCAATTGCCGGTGATATGTCAGAAGAATTAAAGAAAATACCCGAAAATATAGAACCAGTATCAATGCTTTGGAAAGATTATTTTAATCTTGGTGGAATTGAATTTGTAAAAGATACAATATTACAAAATGGTAAATTAATTCATAAAACTTTTATTGATCTTGAAAGTACAATGGCTAATGCTCTTGAAGGATTTGCTAGTAATATGGGACAAGCGTTTGGAGGTGCTATACAAACCGCATTAAAAGGAGGTGCTAATTTAGGTACTGCAATTAGATTAGCAACAAAAGAAGCATTAGGAGGAATGGCTGCTGATCTTGCAGCAAATGCAATGTATTTTGGTATTCTTGCATTAGGTTATAAAGCCGGTATAATAGCTACGGGTGGGGCAACCGGAGCACCCGCAGTAAGTGCAGCAAAATCTGCCGGAATATTTGCAGCCGGTGCAACGTTGTTAGGTGGAGTAAGTGCTGCTATTAGTGGCAAAGGAGGGGGTGGCACGACTCCATCATCTAGAAATACCGGTGGTAGTGCTAACGGAGGTACGGGTGTAGGTGGAGGAACGTTTGAAGATTTTATGGATTCAATAAGAGGAGAACAAGTATTTAGATTAGCCGGTAATGACTTAGTAACTGCAATTAACAGAACAAATACATTTCAAGGATCAATAGGAGGATAAAATATGGGTTATTATATAAATAAATATACATTAGAATTTGATGACATAATACAAGGAGAGTTTAATGATTATAAATTAGAAATACATAAAAAATATTCAAGTGATACTTCTGATAATGTATATGCTACAGTAACTGCAAATGAAAACATTACTATAGGTGATCCCGTTATTTATGTACAATCCGGAGTTGTTGCTAGAGCAAAAGCATCTACTAGTTCTTTAATGCCACATGTTGGTGTAGCTTATGAAAATATTAATCAAGGTGCATCGGGGCAAATATTAATTAGCGGAATTTTTCCAAATCCTACAAGCGTTAATGCAACGTATTACGTTGGTGAGAATGGCGGTTACACAACTTCTACTGCGGGATTAACAATAATAGATGTAATAGGTTATCAAGTAGCTTATGGCACATTAGTTTTAACTGATGATAATGTACAATTAAAAGGAAATGGAAGTCCAATACAGTTAAATTACAATTTAGTTGAAGATGATATTTTAAGTTGTTTTAGATCAAGTTATTTAGATGTTTCTTTTTATAAAGAAAGTTTATCAGAAGATTTTTCTGAATTATTTATAGCAGAAAATGATAGCTTTAAAGTTTTTTTGTACAAAAATGATAATTTATTTTGGCAAGGATGGTTGGCAACACAACTATTTTCAGAACCATTTGCATCACCTCCATATGTAATAAAATTAAGAGCATATGATGGAATACATTTATTAAAAGATATACCTTATTTTACTAGTACAGATATATTTCAAGCTACATCTAATTTATTTAACGATAGGTATGGATATCATAATATTACTGATATCATAGAAAAATGTATTTACAATACCGGTGTTTTAAATGATGTTTTTTATTACATAAACATAAAAAATCAAGAAACAACAAATTTAACATCTGAATTTCAAAAGAAAACAAGAATACATCACCAAACATTTTTAAATGGAGAATCTGATTCAATGAACATGAGAGAGGTTCTTGAAATTATTTTTAAAAGTTTAGGTGTTACAATTTATCAAAGAGATGGTAATTGGTGTATAATTAGGGTGTCAGAGTTTACTACAAGCAATAGTAATTCTGTAATAAAAAGAAGTAATTGGAGAGCAGTTGATAATCCAACTGATACAAATTATGTGTTAACAACAGAATCATTAGAATCTGTTATAAGCACTAAAGTATCTTCAGAAGTAGATTTTTTTCAAGTTGATAATAGTTCTACATTAACACTTCAATATCCACTAAAAGAGGTTATAGTAGAGCAAGAATTTGATCATAATATGGTTACAAATACAACCATAGATAATGTTAATGATTTAGGAGCATCTGATCCAAGTGGATTGTATTTAATGGATGATTGGCAACCTCAAGGATCAAATATACAAGAGGCAGTTGTTTTAAGAAAAAATGAACCTCAAAGTCAATCTAAAAATTTAAATAAATCATTATTAGAAGCAGATTTGGGGTATGATTCTGTTAAAATAGATCATTGTGATGGATCATTACACTACCCGTCTGATCATGATGTTATAATAGATTCATCTACAATAACCGGATTACGGGCAGAAGCAAAAGCACGTCCGTTAGGTAGAAGTTTAGTTGGTGATCAAGCAATTGGATTGTTGTTTTCACCAAAACTACACGAGGAAGGGACGTTAGTTTATACCGGATTTGGTAGATCGGCTATTGATGAGGTATCTATGATTAACAATACAATACTAAGGTTTAATGAAACATCAATTTCCGGTGGAGCGTTAATATTAGGTGTTTTAGATGTTAATGTAACGGGGCAAAGTTATGTTGTTAAAGTTTATCAAGATGGTGCTATATTTTTTACAAGTCCAACAATGCCGGCTAGGCTTTTTTCTGATCCAACTGTAGAAATGGGAGGAGGTTCGGGTGCTACCGGTATACCAACTAATTTGACTTTTAAAATGAATTTTAGTGCTATTAGTGATTATACAGTACAAATAGTTACTACCGGAGGTACAATACAAGATGCTCAATGGAAATTAAGAGGATACGAGTCAAATGGTGTAGATATTTGGGGAACTTTATACTATAGTATGTCAAATATAGTTGTTAATACATTTAGTATAAATAACTATCAATATTCAGATATAAATGGTAATGCAATATCGGGTGGAAACATTGGAACTGTTGCTCCAAATATTGACACAAAAGATATAATTTCTACTGCATTTATAAAAAACTTTACTTGCGCTAATGATTTTGTAGCAAGTAGTTTTATATCAAACAGAATAAACGATTGGGAAACATATTCTGTTACTGCAACAAGAAATTGGCAATCAAATATATCTAATTTAAATATTGAGTTACATTTGTTTGGATCGGCTATTGTGCAAGATGAAAATGGGGCAAAACTTACTAGTCCTTATTTAGATGTTTTTGATGTTAGTTATACTGATATTAAATTATTGCCGGTTGTTACTGATTCTAAGTTTGTACCAAAAAAACAAGAATATGTAATTTCACAACCAAGTAATTTTAGTAATAAAAAAACATTAGAAACTAAAATTGGTTCGGCATTATTTCAAACCGGATATAATAGATATATAGGATTTGATTCAACCACCTCAACGACTTTTGAGAAAAGTTGGACAAATTGGACAGATAGTAAATTTACTTCTGTTACTATGCAACATTTATTAGCATCATGTTATATGGAATTATACAGAATACCCGTAAGAAGAATTGATGGAACACATTACGGTAATTATAAATATGGTGATAGATTGGTTTTAAAAGTTAATGGATCAACAGATACTTTAAATGGTTCTCAAGGTAAATTTTATCCAATGAAGGTTACAATGGATTTAAAAATGGCTAGAACAAGTTTTAGTGGAGATGATTTATTAGACAATACCGGAACAGATTGGCAGACGGGATTAACTAAAACAATTAAGTGGATTGGTGAAAACGATATTACCGAAACAGAAACTTTAACCTAAAATATTTGCAGTTGTAAAATCTATTATATACAATTGTAGGGTTAAACATTTTTTAAACAATAAACAAGCATATATGACAAAGACAAGTAAATCTCTAAACGAGAAGTTATTTGCTTTACAAAATGAGATAGGTGCTATTAGTAAAGATGCTAAGAATCCTTTCTACAAAAGCAAGTACTTTGACGTTAATTCATTAATTAAACAACTACAACCATTACTCCAAAAGCATAGATTATTGCTATTACAACCAATAGAAGAAACGTTGGTGTATAGTAAAATGATATGTATTGATAGTAATGAGTTTGCAGTTAGTTGTATGAAATTACCGGACATACCCGATCCTCAAAAGATGGGTTCTGCGGTAACATATTACCGTAGGTATACTTTGGGTTCATTGTTAGGATTACAATCAGTTGATGATGATGCAAACCTTGCTAGTAGCGTTGGTAATAGTAGTTCCAATAAACTTCCAAAGGATAGATTTGATAAAGCAATTAAAGCATTTAAAAGCGATCCCGAAGGAGTTAAAAAAGAGTTGAGGAAGTATGTATTGGATGCTCCTCAGTTAACCATTTTAAAACAAAACAAAATAGATTTAAAATAATTATGGCTGATTTATATTTAGGTAGTTTGAATATCGAAGCGATTGAAAAACTAAAAAGCAAAGCGTATAACAACAAAAATTTAAATGTTGCTATATGGGTGAATAACGATGTTGATCCAAATGATGATAATGAAAATTGGAAAGCAATTAGCATATCACATGGTAATAAAAAACAAGGTGAAGACGTTGTATATCTTGGTAATGCAAAGAAATATGTTACTCAAGAAAAAGTGCCATTTTAATGTTTGAAATAAAGAAGGTTATACCGGATTTATCAAACGAATTATACCATTCAGTAGGAGCGGGGATT